AGCCTGTTGGATTCAACGCGACTGAAGCAAGCGGCAATTCGGCTTACCAAAATGAACAACCCGGCCCCGGGACAACAAGCAAGCTTCTAGCAAAATGCGGGATAAGGGACAGCGAGCTAACTTTGCCTGACCAAGCTCCTCCAATAGCGGATGTTAGAGATCAAAAGATTTATCAAGTTATAGGAGTAGATGCTAATTTCGAGTTTCCTATGGAAGGAGTCTGGAAGAAAGGAAATACATATACAAAAGGCGACTGTATTTATATGGAAAAAAATAATATAAAATACTACTTTATAGCTAGACAAGATATTCCATCTCGAACAACAACAGAATTTGCTCCGCCAAATCCAGACTTTTGGGTAGCTGACTTGTGCTCGAAAACTTTAGAAGGATGTAAGTTGAGATGGGGACAAAATGGAGCAGTAAATACTGACGGAACTAATGATTTTAATAAAGGCGAATTACAGTTTGGCGGATTCCCTAATGCCACAAGACTAGAACAAACTTTAGGAGGATGATTTTAACTAAAGACATAAAGCTATCTATTAAAAAGCATGCGCTCAGAGAAGAGCCTAACGAGTGCTGCGGTTTAATATATGAGTCTGAAGAAGGGGCAGCTGTTAAAGAGTGCGAAAATCTTTCTCCAGATAAGTCTAGACATTTTATAATCAGTCCTCGCAATTATCTAGAGGCGACGATGCTTGGAAGAATAAAAGCTAGCTATCATTCTCACACAAATAAAGTTGAAGAGTTTAGCGTTACCGACAAACTCAATAGCCAAAGACACAATATAGACTACATACTCTACAATACAGTATATAATACTTTCAGGGTATATAATCATAAAAAAAATAGCATTGTTTATGCTGATAAAAAATTCATTTGGGGCAAACAGGATTGTATTTCTTTAATACAAAATTATCTAAAAGAAAAAATAAACTTTAATTTAGAATTACCAGAATGCTTAAACAGCAGAAGCGAAAATTGGGCACAAAAGAACCCGAACGCGGCTACGCAAGCTGCCTTTATGAATTCTGATAGCTTACAAAAAATAAACCCTAAATCAGTGGAAGATATACAAGAAAATGATATTTTATGCTTTTATCTCAAGCAAGGATCTATGCCCCCTTATGATCACTTCGCAGTTTGTCCTTCAGCAGGAGAAATGTTTCATCACATATGGGGAGGTTATCCCGTTACCCAATCAATAACAAAATTTTATTTTAATAAAATAGTAGATGTGTATAGATATATAAAATGAACGACAAGCTTACAACTATAAAACTTCACGGAGCTCTCGGAGAAAAAGTAGGAAGAGATGTGTGGAAGTTCTCAGTTTCTACTGTCGGAGAAGCTATCAGGGCCATTGAGTCTCAAAGCAAAAAACTTTTCGCCTCTTTGATAGAATACGAAAAACAAAATATAAAATACAGGGTGATGATTAACGGTAAAGACTTTGTTTACGACAAAAGTAAAGACATAAACACAGAAGAAGGCATAAGGGCCTCAGAACTAGTTTTACCTAAGAGCAATATAGAAACTATTGACATCATACCAGTTTTAGAAGGGGCATTTGATGATATTTTCGCTATAGTGCTAGGAGTCGTTTTAATAGCTGTCGGAGTATTTACTTTCGGCGCTGGCACTTTCCTTGGCGCTTCCTTAATTATGGGAGGCATTGGACTGGTTGCGGCAGGTATAGCGAATCTTCTTCAGCCTATGCCTGAATTTGATGACTTTAGGGAAATAGAGGGAGGAGGAAGAAGATCGTATATATTCTCTGGCCCAGAAAACACAATCAGAGAAGGTGGGCCTATATTTATTGGCTATGGGAGATTGATGGTTGGAAGTCAGGTTGTACAATCTAGTATTGAAACTTCTGATGTTAAGAACGGAAACTTTACAAACTCTAACGACAAAATGAAAGGCGGATATTGGGGGCTTGATCGTTATGGTTTAGATTATAGAGCTAAGTCTTTAACAGAGACTAAAGATGGAAATGCGACAGGAAAAGTTGGAGCCGAGCAAATCCTTAAAGATAGAATAAACCAATGGGACCAATCTACGGGAGAACCCGGATTCGTTGATCCTACTTTAAAACACAACGTTTCAAACGATACCACGAGGCTAGTGCTTACTAACGACGGAGAAACTTTTACTACTACAGATATAATGTCTCAAGAAGAATACGAAGAAGGACAAGAGGAAGTTAGAGATAAGGCAAAAGAAGTGGCTACAGAAATTTTCCCAACCTTGAAAAACCCGCCCACCCCTTGATTAATTAATACGCTATGTCAATTGGACCGAAAGAGAGAGAAGCTAGAATTCCTATTCAAGACGAAGCGGGAGTCTTACCTATATCAGCGCAAAGTAATGCCACTAGTCAAGAAGTAGAATTATATTCAGCTACAAGCGAAGCTACTGTAGCAGATTTAATTTGCGAAGGAGGCATAGAGGGTATAGTAACTGGTGAGTATATGTTTAAAGGGAATTTAGGGCAAGTCGGATATTCCTCCGCAGAAATTGTTCCCTATAAAGCTCTTAATTCGGAAGGCGTCGAATCTTCAGAGCTGGGATTCTTAAGATCTGTTTATTGGAACGAAGTCCCTGTCGTAGATAAAGATGGATTTTATAACTTTCAGGAAGTTAACATAGAGTCGAAAAACGGATCTCCGCAAGGAGAGCTCCCTACCCTTAATTCAAACCTACCTCTATCTAAGAATAGTAAAAACGATACGGCTTTTGAGCTTACTCTCTTTAGAAATATAGGAGAAAGACTTTTCGGCCCCACTATAGATTCGAGAGAAGGAAAGATACCTAGATACTATTTAGACGACAACACGCCACACCCACCCCATTTAGTAGGAGAGGTGGATAAAAATGCGAAAGTCTACATGGTTAATAATAAAGAATGCGTTGCTGTAAAAGTTAACCTAAGAGTTCCACAATTATTTGAAACTTTGCAAGACGACCCTAATGACCAAATTGGAGACAGGACTCCTAAAGGGTTTAAAGGAAAAGTATTTAAAAGCGGCGAAAAAGTAAAAAGGGGATTTTATGATCAAGAAAAAGGCAAGACTCCTCAAAAATTTGGCTCAGGAGATATAAAGGCTAGAAAAATAAAATTCTCTGTTTTTCTTAGGCCAGTTTTTGACACCAGACACTTTAAAGTAACGACTGAAAAGCCCGAGAGATTATTTTATAATTGGCAAGAAGAAAAAACTTTTGAAATATTTGGCAGAATAAACGAGCCCTATGTAAAAAGCTTGCATATAGATTTTAACAAAAGCGAATGGGGAGAAGCGTTTTCTACTTTAAACAATAAAAATCATAAATATTTTCAAGGTTGGGAAATTAAGATAGTTAGACTTACCCCAGACTCTTTTAACCAATTTCTTAAAAATGAATCGTACGTGGATTCATTAGTAGAAGTGTATGATTCTAAGTTGCGCTACCCTTACGCTTCGATGGTATATTCGAAATTTAGCGCGGAATTCTTTCAAAGAATACCGCATAGAGCTTACGATACAAAACTGTTGAAAGTAAAGATTCCTAACACTTATGACCCTATATTAAGAAGCTATAACGAACCTTTAGAATATTGGGATGGATGTTTTAAGGCTAAAAAAGAATGGACGAACAATCCCGCTTGGTGCTTTTATGATTTAGTTACTAATAATAGGTATGGCTTGGGAGATTATATAGATGCAAAATATGTAGACAAATGGACACTGTATGAAATAGCTAAATACTGCGATACTCTTGTTCCTGACGGGAGAGGTGGGGTCGAGCCAAGATTCACTCTCAATCATTTAATTACATCTAGAGAAGAGGCTTATAAAGTTGTAAATGATCTAGCTTCGGCATTTCGCTCTATTGTATATTATGCTTTCGGGAATATATATGTATCTCAAGATAGGCCAAAAGATCCAATATATCTTTTCACTACCTCTAACGTAGCCGATGGAGTTTTTAATTATGCTTCTTCGGCGAAAAAAGCAAGACATACTGTCGCTATTATTAGATACAGCGACAAAAATAATTTATATAAACCTGCTATTTGCTATGTGGAAGATCAGGCGGGAATACAGCGCTACGGAATTAGAGAAATTGAGACTAGCGCCATAGGCTGCACGAGCGAAGGGCAGGCGAAGAGGTTCGGCGAATGGATATTAAAAAGTGAAATACTAGAAACAGAGACTGTCACTTTTACCGCAGGTATGGAAGGGATGTATATTCGCCCGGGAGACATTGTTAGTGTTTATGATGAATTTAGAAATGACAGAAAGCTTTCTGGCAGAACGTTAAGAGTCGAAAAAGAAGCTGAAGAAATAATACCAGTAGAATATGCTAATACTCCGTCTTATTTAAGCGAAAGAATTGGTGATACTAATTTATACCCAATAACTGGGAACGCTATTACTATAGATAAGCCGCTTCATTTTATGCCAAATCAACAGTATAAGTTAGAGCTGTTGACGCCTTCAAATTATTACGAGCCATCCCAAATTACTCCAAGTAATTGTGTGGAAACAATAACAGAGACAGAAGTGCCGGGCGAAACGAAAACTGTCAAAAAGTTTAAAGAGCTAACTGATGAAGAAAGCAAAAACAAACCGGGCTATAGAGATTTTAATACCAGAGAACGAGGAGTCACTCTTTTTACAGTCAACGACGCAGATGGGGACGGTCTTGAGGAAGGTGGCAATCTTTCTCATTTTATAACAGACCACGAAATAGCCGTAGATATCGGACAAGGGAGGTTTCAAGTCAACTTTATTAATAGCGACAAATTTTTTAACGATCTTGAAATCGGCTCAACAAAGATTGCTCCTAAGAAAGTGCAAGTTGTGGTTGACGGAGTGGTAGTACAAAGTAGTGATTATCTGGGCAGCAAATATACTAAGTCAAGCCCCGACCCCGATGGAAGAGATAATCCGCACGATCCTAGCGCAGTTGTAGTAGGTGGCGATGGATATAAAGAACCGGCTACAAATGGAGATTTATATGGCTGTTTAGGGTTTTATAGAGCTAACGGAAGCAATGGCGGAGATTTTGATGCAAAAATAAAAGCTGATGCCGATACCGAAATACAGTCCTTACTTAATGGCGATACAAAGATACACGATGCGCCAGACGGACGGGGTGCCCCTCAAGAGGTTTCCTATTCTTTTGAAAAAGCAGAAGGTATTTCAAGCATAACTATAAGAGTCTTCCATCCTATAACAGCAAGGTCAAGTTCAGGTATTGCTGGCGGCGGATACCAAATTGCGTTAAAACAAACTCACGGGACAGTAGATGTAGAAGAAACTATAAGCGCCAAAACTATAGAAAGCATCACCAGAAACGCAGATAATACAGATAAAGCTCTTACTTCTGCCGACTTCCCAGAAATCAGAAAGAACCAAATTCAAACTCTTCACTTTAGCGGATACCAAGCGATAGCTGTAACTGGAGATTATCATTCAGAATTCTCTGTAAATGGTAGCGGCATAGTAACGAAGATTTTCTTCGATAAGGAAGTTCAAGCATCTTTGGATTTTGCTAATTATGCCATAACAGGTTATGACAACTCTTCTGTTATTGCGGATTTATCTGACTTCGGAAACGCTAGCAGCCCCAATGACTTACCAATTTCTTCATATAAAGAATCTTACGAAAATGCTTCTGGCGCGAATTTAGTTTGGTCTATCGAGCCACTATCCTCAGACATAAATAAGAACAGGCAATATACTTTAGATCAAGAATTTGCCTCTGGTCATGCTCAAGAGTATAAAGTTATAAACATAACAGAGAAACAGAACTCTTATGACATTATGGCTTTGGAGCACGTTGAAGCTAAATATCAAGAGGGATCTATAGGTGACGGCGGCGGAGGGACTGGCCCAGTGGACGGACCGCCGGAAGATGTAAAAGAAGAAGACGGTACGGTTATCGTTGGTCCCGGGCCTGAAATTCCAAATGGAGAACCCCCGATTCCTAAGCCCAACCCACAAGGAGCTTGCTGCACAGAAGAAGGCAGTACGGAAACAAAAGTAACAAATCCAGACGGATCGATCACAGTAACGATCAAACAAGCCTGCGAAGACTCTGTCTATGAAAGTAACTGTGACGGAGAATTTCACGAAGACAAAACCTGCGAAGAGGTTTTTGCTGACGGCGGGTGCACGAGTACATATGTAACTCCACCCCCAGTCAGCCCTATTATAGATAGAATTACTCCACTAACCCTTCAGTTCAAATTTAATTTTGATTTAAGCAGCTTAAGTCCAAGTCAAGGAACTGTTGGCGTTGATGGTATGGGTCCAGAATTTAGATTAAAACCACTAACTGACGATGATGTATTTGGAGAAGACCCATCTGGAGAGGGCTTAGCGATCTTAGCATACTACCAAGCTGTACTCGAAGATTATGTTATTGGTGAATATTCAGATAAAACTGATCTGTTCGGAGACACGTATCTAGTCTCTAGAAATTTTATTAAAGGAGATAATTTAGAAGATTATCAAGCCGACAGTAGTCCAATTGAAGTCACATTAGATGATTATTGCGAATACGCAGCGCAAGATGGAGATGTATTCCAAAAGAAACTAGTTCCGGGGTATCATGGAATGATAGATCACAGGGGCAAAAGGCATCAACCCGTATGGAACGAAGAAGACACTAAAAAATCCTGTAACCCTCCGGGCTTAAACACGGAAATTTTTATATGGGAAAATAGCCATAGCGATACATGGTCTGATTCTGCTGAAAATATTACTGAATCAAAAGGCTACTGGGTTGCTCCACCAGACGAAGAGTATAAACTCTCTATACATAAGGAGCTATATAGATATCCGGGTTTCTTAAGGGACGGAGACGGAAACTTGGTAGATCAAGGTGGTAGTATATACATAGATAAAGATGAAACAAAATATTATGCAGGTAATCTTGAGCCGGGATGGAAAGAAAAGTATGAATATGACATAAGAAGTTTTGATACAAGCGAACTTGCAAACCCTAACGCTGGTTTAGAAAAAGATGGCAGGGTTCCTTACATAAAAGGAGAGTCTAGTGATGGTGAAGGTAATAGATTCTGGAATGTCAACCCAGCGTATTATGCGGCTTCAGATGAAAGAGAAATAGAAACAAAAAGCATTAGCTTTAAATATGCAGACGTTGCAAATCTTAACTTATGTGGTAACGTTTTTAACTATGTCTCCCCCAAAACTACTTTCAAATGCAGCCCCTACATGCTGTTCAAAGAAGGGGACAATATCCAACAGATTGCAGAAAACGGCAAGCTTTCTGATTATCTTGTGCCGGGTCAGTATTTATACTTCACAGTGCTGCTGGAAAGAATATGTACGGCAGAATGCGCTACTCAAGCCAGCTTTGTTTATACTTTCGGGATTAATCTTACTGATGATAATATAATTCCAAATGGAGGAGGCACATGTCAAGCTATTTCTAATTTTAGTACGGCGACATCGCAGATATACGACACCCCTATGGCCTTTGCTCCTAATATTAACGAGGATACGATAGTATATCCAAGCAGAGTGTTCAGTGGAGAAGATATATCTGGGGATGGTCAATATTATCAATTATATTTAGGAGGTAGACAGTCTACTGCTGCAAATGTAGATAACTATATTCAAGAAGCGAGCAAATTAAATGCGGGAGAGTATATCTTCGTAGCTCCAGAGTCACAAGGTTTAAGGTCTGTGGCGAATATAAATCCTGACAAATTCGACCCAAATTTTGTATTTTTTAACGGGGAATATAAAGATCATGCCACTTTGGTCTTCGGTCTTGATCTTGACGGGAATAAAATAACAGCAGAGATAAATGAAAATTGCGAAGAAGGAGTAGTCGTAGCTGGAGATAATAGAGGAGTCACAACACACACAGCTAATCCATTCAGAAACTTAGCACCGAGAGATATACCCAACGATGGCAATAGAAGACATCCGGATCCTGCGGACGCAGAATTTAAAGCTTTCAAAAAAGAGAAAAAAGTAAGAGTGGAAACAGATGATATATTTAGCCACAACCTCAATACAGATACAGTAGCTACAAATAGTAAATTTGGACCTACACGATAACAATAAATTATGCCATCACCTAGAGAACAGAAATCTAAAACTGGACATAGAATAACAATTTCTTGGCAGTGTTGGAATGGAGAGGAAGATAATATAGCCTTTGAGGAATACGACAGCTATCACGTGCTCGTTAAGAAAGAAGCCTTTTCTAAAGCTACTTTCCTTGAGCAACAGGCTGAAGGCATAAAAAAACATGAGAAAGTAATACCGGGTGGCGAATATATAGATGATCCTAAGTATCAAAAATACGAAAGATATAAAGCTTCTTTTATTTTAGATGAAGAAGGAGAAGAGTATGAATTTGCGATATGGTCAAAAATGGGAGAAAGATACTATGGACCAACATATTACCCTCCTAGAGACAGTGATCAAAAAATTGTAGTAGATCCAAATAAAGACGCTCTTTCTGTAATAAATCATTTAAGCATATACAAGCTAAGGCCCTTAGACGTAGAAAACATTTCTCAGTTCCTAGACAGCCCCGCTTCAAAATCTTTAACCAGCGATCAAGAAAGTGATATCGCGATTGTGAAGGATCAACCTTCTCCTGAATTTGCTTATTCAGCAAAGCTGGCTTCCACCTTCCAATCTTCAAGAGAAGAATTAGAATTCAATTTTGGCAGAAGAGTGACCATTCGAAAGCCAAGCGAAGGAAACAAGCCCGACCCCAATATCTATTTAGAAATAACTGGTTCAGATTTCATTACTCAGCCAGACAATTCTTTCTCTTTTCCTGAAGCTCTTAATAGCGTAGAGGCTGCAAGAGCTGTTACAGAAGATGGATACTTTGTCTCGAACGTTTCAGGGGTAGTTGTTAATGATGTTCTAAAAGAAGGAATCGTCCCGATTAGAGATTTTGATGTAGTTGTTGAAGCTTTTGATAAATCTAATGGGAAGACAAGCGCCGGAAATAAGGTATACGATAATACTATTAATAAAAATGCGGAAGGAGATTTTTCTCCAAATGAAAAAGGCAAGCTTGCAGGTTATGATATACTCCAGATCAGGCTCGCAGAGCCAGAATCCCTGTTCTTCTTAAACGAATATTCTGACAGGCAAGGGTTTGTGTCTCCAAAAGTCGGATACGATAGAAAGATCCCCTACATACTTGAACCAAGCATATCTCATAAAGGGGACATCAACTTAACTTTCAATCTTTCGAAAGATGAAGCTACTAATAAATATTTTAAAACCTCCTCTGAGTTAAGTGATATGCTAGACGACATAGCTGGGGTTGTGATTTATTACGCTGATGAAAGCTTCTCTTTAAACACTGAAGAAATAAAGATTGAAGATGGACCTGTACAAAAAGTCACAACAAATTCTGGATCGATAGAAGTAAGAAAATATTACGTCCTAGCTCAAGACTTTAATTTAAGCGACAGCACTGTCAGCTTTCCATTCCCGCCTTTTCAAGATCAAAATCTAACTAAGAGCAATTTAATTATAGCTACTTTCGATAAGCTTACTTTAAACAGGCATTTTAAATCTAGTGATGAGAGAGGCAACCTCATAGCTAGGATTAATGCCACAAGTTCAAATCAACCTGTCGCAAGTATCTTCGGTGAGAAAAGACTGTCTTTCAGCAAAGTAGCTCCCCCTATCTCTGAATATAATGGTAGTCCAGACTTAACCACAAATTTAAATTCATTTAATAAAAAACAAGCTACGATTTCGTCTATGGTGTTCTTTAAAAAGTCCCCGACAGACGAAGGAGCTAAAGCTTTATCATTTAGAACTTACTGCTATCTACAAGTTAAATCTACCGGAGATGTTGTTAAGATAACGCAGTCTGCTGGTATTACAGATGTGAAATCAAAAACAATAAAATCTACATCTGGCGCGGGGTCTGGAGCTGAGATTACGGTGTTATTTAACGAGAAGAAGAAATATGTTCCTATGGTTATACCTTACGAAACAAATATGTCCAGAGACCTCGATTACAATTTTGACAGATTAGCCGCGAAAACCCCACATGATGAATTTAAAATAACAGTCATAGATCCTACCCAAAGAGGCTCAGGGCTAAAAGATGAGCTTACAATATTTTTAGGATTTCTAGCTGATTTAGAATAAAATATATATAATGAAGTCTGTTAACTTCTTCGGCACAATACAGGAAGAATCGAACATATTATTCGCTCAAGCGAAAAAAGATTTTCTTGAGATTACAAATGATTTTTCTATTAAAGCAGGAAATGATCAATTTACCATAAAAGACATAAAAAACGAAGAGCTTTGGATTAAATTCGATAAAGTTAGTCTTAAAGGGGAAACTTTTCTAAGCTTGCAAGAAAGCGCTGATAAAACAGTTTTTAGAAAAGATGTCGTAGAAATCGTTCTTGAAAATAATCCTATCGACGAAAGAGTTTTAATCAATAATCCCGGTAAAGGTTATGAGAAAAATGACGTACTCTATTGGGCTAAGTATGAAGGAGAGTGCCACTTTTTAGTAGAAGAGGTTGATGAGAACGGAGGGGTTAAAAGTCTAAGTGTGAATAACGTAGACGGTTTTTGTGCTTCTGCCAGATATATATCAATAAACCCAGAAGGCGGCTTAGGAGAAGAGTTGGATATAGAAGTAAAAATACAAAACTCTTCGGTAAAGAAAACTTTAGAAAAGACTATAAAGACTTCTATATTTCAAAACAGAGCCGGTTATATAAACTTCGAATATCCTTTAGATGAAGGAGTTGAGGATGGTGAAATTAAAATTAAAAGAACAACTATAACTCTAAATGAAAACTGTGCTTCGAATTACAATTTTGGAATAACCTGC